GTCGATATTACGGGTGGTAATATTGATAACGTCACGATGGATAACGTGACTATCGACGGCGTGGTAATTGACAATGCAGACATAAATACGGCAAACGTCACTACGGCGAATGTCGTAACTGCCTATATCACAACAGCCAATATTGACGATGCCGAGATAATTGATTTAACGGTATCGGGGAATACGATACTCGGAGACGCCTCTGCCGACACGCTGACCATTAACTCCGGGACGTGGACGATAGGAAATGCCTACACATCAACGTATGCCGCTGGAACTGTCGCGGCGGGACAGGTATTTTTAGGGTCGCATCTGTTTACCGCAACTGGCAATTCTGGCGGCACTTCAGATATACGGGCCTTCAGGATGAGGCTTGTGTCAGAAGGCGCGAACAACATAACGCAATCTGTAACAAATCTCGTCACAGCAACAAATGAATGTGCTGGAACAGTTACAACGCTGCTCGGCAACTCTTTTTCCGCTGGGTCTAACACATCTGCAACAACCACAAATGCAGCCGGGAGTCAGGGCAGTATCTTCATAGTCAGTACTGGTAGTATTACAAATGCCAATGGCTTTAGGGTTATAGCTCCAACGCTCAGCAGCACCGGCAACATTACCAACATGAACGGGTTTAGCGTTGGCGACGTTGGCAACGCCACAAGAATCACAAACTCCGCCTCTTTCTTGGCTGAAAATTGCACCGTTTCCGGCACGCGAACAGCAGGCTTTCTGTCAGCCCAAAACTCCGGCACCGGCGCATGGGGCTTCCTCCACATCGGGACGGCGAATAATGCTTTTAACGGTGCGACCCGCTTCGGCTCAACGACTGCCCCGATAAATACCGTTGACATAACCGGCTCATTTGGCCGTGGTGCGCCTGTAACCAAGACGGGGGACTTTACCCTATCTGCTACGGAAAACTGGGTAATCAACAATAAATCCGGCTCAACGTGCGTTGTTACGCTTCCAGCGGCTTCCTCATGGACGGGCAGAGAGGTAATGATGCAGAACTATCAGAATCAACTGGTAAATTCTGCGTCATCGAACGTCATCCCAATATCAGGAGGGGCGGCTGGCACAGCGATACTTCCGGCATTAGCGGAATCGTGGGTTACATTGGTGTCAAACGGGACTAATTGGGTACAGACAGAATACTTTACCCCGTCATCTGGCTCAGGATTAACACAACCTCAAGTTATGGCAAGGACGTTAGGATGCTAGTTTTAACACAGACAACAGACTTAATTGAGATTGTGCTGGGTGGTGCTGTTACCACAAATCAGCTTAAAGTCACGGCTTCGTGGCGGGATATTACGACTACAGCCTATACGCCGGGACGCACTGTATCGACCACCAATAATACGACTGACGTTACGATTATCGGTAGTCCAGCCGCCTCGACTCAGCGCGTTGTTGACCTGATAAACGTCTATAACCTTGATACAGTCGCTCAGACAGTAACGGTCAAGTTTTCAGATAACGGCACTGAATATATTTTATGGCGCGGGATACTAGAATCCAGCCAAACCCTGACGTACACAGACGCAGATGGATGGTCATTACCTATGCCTGCCGCTGGACTTGGCGGGGTAGCTATATCTGGTGGGCTTAACAGTAGAAGTACAGGAACAGTCAGTTTTGCAAACTCCAACGGGGTGACGTTTGGCCTCGATGGACTTGGGGTAATGACTGCCAGCGTTGCAGCAGGCGGCGGGTTAAGTGCTATTAACGTTTCGGCTGGCACGACCTCGAATAACCTGTCTGCTTTTACCTTGTCAAACTCAAACGGGGTAAGTTTCGGGCTTAACGGGTCAGTTATCACCGGCTCACATAACGGATTGACCTCACAAAGCAATCAAGCGTTCTCGGCTCCGGGCGGCTCTTCTGCTTTCCAGACCCTTGTTTTTGCCAATTCTCAAGGGGTTAGTTGGTCAAATTCTAACGGCTCAGTTGTTGCCTCGGTAAATACCGCTTATCGCAATTCAACAGATGCGATTGGTTTAAACACGGCACAATCTAACGTAACGTGGACAGCCAACAGCAGCGGGTTAAGTCTCGACGCCAGAGGCTACGCCGGTACGGTTACAGGGGCGACAAATGCCAGTGTAACAGCGAACAGTAATGGAGTGAGTGTATCGGTAGGCAACTACATCACGACCGCAAGGGCAAGCAATGACGCTATCGGCCTGAATACGGCTCAATCTAATGTCACTTGGACAGTCAACAGTTCAGGACTTAGTTTAGACGCCAGAGGCTATGCGGGGACAGGAACCTCGGCAACGAATGCGAGCGTTACCCTTAATTCTAACGGATTGGCTATCAGCGTAGCAGCACCCGCAGCGGCGTCGATTAACGTATCCGCCGGAACAACCAGCAACAACCTAACCGCCCTGACATTCAGCAATGCGAACGGCTTTTCCTTTGGGCTTAACGCCTCAACGATTACCGGAAGTTATACAACTTTACCCATAGCAACCAACGTTAATGACGTAGGCGCAGCAGGCTCAACAGGTACGGCAGCGAGTTACGCCCCTGCCGACCATGTTCATGCTGGCGTGGTCAGGATTGCAGCAGGTTCTAACTTGGGCAATACCGCTGGCGATACACAAGCCAAGCATGGTAACTGGATAATCGTCGGCTCAAATAATATAACGATTTCCGGCGCAACCGGCGCAGTCTCAAACACGATGACGGTGCGTGGCCCTGATTTAACGCAGTATCTCACGACCGCCCGCGCATCCAACGACGGAATAGGACTGAATACAGCACAGTCAAATGTCACATGGACGGTCAATAGTAGTGGTTTAAGTCTGGACGCTCGCGGGTACGCGGGAACGGGGACTTCAGCGACTAACGCCTCTATCACAATGAACAGTAATGGACTTGCCATATCTGTCGGCGCACCTGCCGCAGGCGTAGGTATAGCCGCCGGAACGCGCACTGCAACAACGGCGGGTAACTTGTTATTCGATAATTCAAACGGGGTTACGTTCGGCCTAAATGCTGTCGGTGGGTCAATCATGACCGCTTCAGTCAATACCAGTTACAGGGCATCAAATGATGCTGTAGGCTTAAATACCGCACAAACCAATGTTACTTGGACGGTTAATAGTTCAGGAATCAGTATTAACGCGGCAGGATATGCCGGAACCGGAACCAGCGAATCAGGCGCGGCAGCATTTACTTTAGATAGTAACGGACTTGCTTTTAATGCTAATTCCCTAGCTGGCGTAGGCACGTCTGCCACAAACGCCTCTATTACGATGAACAGTAACGGACTAGCTATTTCGGTGGCGGCTCCGGGCGGCGGGATTACTCATAGCGGCTATTTTGGACACTACACAGGAAATTCCCAAGTAGCTTCTGTTCTGGGTCAAAGGTCTGTATATTTTCAGCCGATGTTTGTTGACCAAGCCTTTCAGTTTGACAACATGATGATACCTGTTATCTATACCGCAACGTCAAATTCCTCTAATTCGTTTACATGCAGGTTTGTAGTGGGCATTTACACAAGGAACGCATCTACTTTTTCTTTGTTGGCAAGCACATCGAAGGACTTTGCAATAACTAACTCAGGGACGGTCGGCAACTATTCCTTAGTAGACGGCATAAGATTAATGCCGATTGAGTGGACAAGAACCGTAACCGCAGGGGATTATTATATAGGCATAGGCTCAAGCACGACCACCGGCGGAGGAGCCGGAATGACAATGAGCAACTATGTTAACGTCCAATTAAACTCTGTAATTACTGGCGTGTTCGGGTCTGCCGCTAATGCAACACGAGGCGGCCCGATGGGAATGGGAAGATGGGGCGACTTCACAAACGTAGTGCCTGACTCTGTATCAATCGGCGCAATCTCAAACCAAAACGCGACACTCGCAAGAAGGATGCCTGTTTTCTATTTCCAGAGTAATACATTCTGATGAAAATAATCGCCAAAATATCCAGTGTAGGAATTGATGGAGACTCAGTATCTATTTCTGTTATCGCCAGCACAGATAGTTACTACTGCGCGTCCATAAATGTACGATTACCCGTAATAATAATGAATGAAAGTGCATCTATTTTTAATGATAAAATTAAGGAAGAAATACGCAAAGCAATGGAGCACGAACACGACCAATGCGACCCAGATTGCATCATTCTTTTAGGGGGTAGAGTTTGAAGCCACAGTTGATAGAAACAGCCGGTTATCATAATTCTGATTTAAAGAAATCCAGCACCCGAATCATTGAGGGCGCGTCCTGGAAAAAGCAGCGCATAGTCTCCCTGATACCCGCTGGCGCGATGATACCAACAAAGGTATATCTGTCTCACTGTGGATTGATATTCCCCCCTAACCAAGCCGTTCACAGAATGGCTGCGATGGGTATGGAAGTTGGGGAAGCCTTTAGCAACGCGATAGAACAGATTATATCGCCTGATTCACCGGTCAAGGACTGGGAATACATCTTAACCATCGAGCACGACAATATCCCGCCTGCTGACGGGGTTCTAAAGCTAATCAAGCGCATGGAAGAACACCCCGAATATGCGTGTATTGGTGGGCTTTACTGGACGAAGGGCGAGACGGGCGTACCTCAAATCTGGGGTGATATTAAAGACCCTGTAATGAACTTCAGGCCACAGCCGCCCGTTCCCGGTCAACTTGTAGAGTGCTGGGGTACGGGTATGGGGTTTAACTTGTGGCGCATGTCAATGTTTAAAGACGAACGATTGCGCAAGCCGTGGTTTAAGACTATGGCGAGTAAGGACGGAGTTGGCACTCAGGATTTATACGCTTGGGCTGACTTTAGGAAATACGGCTACCGGTGCGCTATAGACTGCGACATCCTTGTAGGCCACTACGACCATGTTCAAGACATCTGCTGGTAGGAAAATAATGAAAAGAAAACTTAAATCCGTACCAGTCCCCGAACCTATCCGCCTTGACATTGGCTGCGGCAAAAACAAGAAGCAAGGCTTTATCGGCGTTGACCAGTACGCAATGGACGGCGTTGATAAAGTCATGGACGTGCGCGGGAAATGGCCATGGAAGGATAGCTCCGTCGATGAAATCCATTGCTCTCATTTTGTCGAGCATTTAACGAACTTTGGCGACAAATGGGAAAGGGTGCACTTCTTCAATGAAATGTATCGCGTATTACGTCCAGAGGGCAAAGCAACACTTATATTCCCGCACTGGTGCAGCAATCGTTACTACGGCGACCCGACGCACTGTGAGCCGTTTTCGGAAATGGGATTTTATTACCTGTCACGCGAATGGCGAGCAACCCAAGCCCCGCACACTGACAAGCAATTTAACAAAAACGGCTATGATTGTAACTTTGAATGCACGTGGGGATTTAATCTCCGTCCTGACTTATTAAGCCGTAACCAAGAGTACCAAATGGCGGCAAGCTCAACACAGAAAGAAGCCATACAAGACATTATTGCAACACTGGTTAAAAAGTGAGGTATCTATGGGAATATTAAGTTCACTATTCGGCAGCGGCAAAAAAGCAGCAAGGGCGGCGACTGAAGCCTCAAATGTCGCAGCGCAAGGCCAGCAGCAAGCCCTCGGATTCTTGCAGCAGCAAGAGCAAATTCCTCAGAATGCTTTGCAGGGTCTAGCCGCTTATTTTCAGGTTCCCGGTCAAGCGCCTGGACAAGCCGAACTAATCGCACAGGCGCAAGGCTCACCACTTTATCAGGCCATTCTCGGTCAACGTGGCGCAGGCGAGGAAGCAATATTGCGTAACGCCTCGGTTACCGGCGGACTACGGTCTGGCAACACTAACGCGGCCTTATCCGATTACAATATGCAACTCGAAAATCAGGCATTACTGCAAGCCTACAACGAAGCGCAAGGCCGTTCAGACTATGAAAGAAACCTGAATTTGTCAGGGCTTGGTGATTTAGCCTCAATGTCTAACGCGCCCGGAATCGCTGAATTAATGGCGGCTATTGGGCAGACAAAAGGGCAGGGCATAATCGGCGCGGCTCAAGCTAGGGAACAAGGCAGACAGAATACCTTTAACAACATTTTAGGGCTTGGCAGCATGGCACTAGGGTTTGCAGGACTTCCCGGCATTGGCGGTGCTGCGGGCGCTGGCGGTGCGTCTGGTCTTGCGTCAGGAACAAGTCGCGGTTTCATTCCGGGAATATCAAAAATATGAGTGCAAATCCGTTTTACGTTGCCCCTGCTGGCGACATATCTAGTGGACTAGCCGGTATCGGCACCGTCCTGAAAGACGTAGGCGAACAGCGCAGAATCCGTGAGGAAGAAGAAGCCGCACGACTGGCAAACGAACAAGCGCAGCTTGAGATTAATGACGCTATCCAATCCGGCGACATCAATACGCTCAGGATGACAGCGGTTAAATATCCACAAGTCGCAGATGCGATTTACAATGGATTTAAAGCGCAGAAGGATGAAGATAAAGCGTCTACTCTCGGATGGATGCGTAAAATTGTAACAGCAGGCAACCCTGTTCAGGCAAAAGCCATACTTGAAAGCGAGATAGCCAGATTAGACACGATAGGTCGTGATAGTTCTATACTTCGCGGTGAGTTAATGGATTTAGAGTCTGACCCTGAAGGGTTTGTTCAGTCTACTAAGCTAGGCTATGCCGCGATAGCGCCGGAAAACGAGTATAAGGCGTATCTGGAAGCGAATAAACGACCAGAAGCCAATACTGAAGCAGGAAAGGCACGTCAAGACCTTGAAGCGGGACTGATAACGCAAGAAGAATTTGATCGGATAAATGCGCCTGAACAGGCCAAATTCCAGTCTGATGTTGGTAAACTTCTGTCTGACAGGCAGTTAGCCGTTCAAGAGTTCGGGGAAAATAGCCCGCAGGCGCAAGCATTGTCTGAAGCAATCACGGCAAAAGAATCAGGCGAACCGCCTAAACTGTCAGACGTGGCAGGGCTCCGCAAAGAGTTCACCAATCTTTCTAGTAACTTTATTACGATAAAAGACGCGTTTAAGAAACTGGATTCTGCTGGAGATAACGCGGCTGGCGACTTGGCGCTTATATTCAGCTTTATGAAAATCCTTGACCCCGGTTCGGTTGTTCGTGAGCAGGAATTTGCAAACGCACAAAATTCTGCTGGCGTACCCGAACAAATCCGCAATCAATACAACCGTATTCTTTCCGGAGAAAGGTTGTCGCCTGAACAGCGGGTAAGATTCAGGGGTGAGGCAGAGAATATTTTTAAAGCGCAGACCGATACGCAGAAAGCAAACGAATCTACTTTCAAGGCTATAGCGCAAAGACAAGGCATGAACCCGGATGACGTGGTTGTGGATTTTGTGGGAAGTATGCGGGATACAGCAGACAGCCAATCAATTATTGACCAAGCCGACGCGATAATAGGAAACCAGTAATGGCAACCGCAGAACAGTATGCAAACTGGATTGTCCGAAACAAGGACAAGAAAGGCACTCCGGAATTTGAAACCGTAGTTAAGGCATATAAATTATCGAAAGGCAGCCAGCCAGTCCAGCAACAAGCCGCGCCACAACCATCCTTGCCTGCTGGTAATGGATTTATTGGCGCACTTGAAACCGCTGGCACGATGGTATCTGGCGCACTTGCCGAACCAATAGCCGGATTAGCTGGCATGGTGCAGGCTGTCAATCCGTTTGCCGGTCAGGGCGCAGGCGTGGAAGCCGTACAAGCCACACGCGAAGCCTTAACTTTCCAACCCAGAACACAAGCCGGACAGCAGACTTTGCAGGCAACGGGCGAAGTATTACGACCCGTAGGCGAAGCAATTAAAGGCGCAGAGTCCATCTTGGGCGATACCGTATTTAAAGCCACCGGAAGCCCTGCTTTGGCCTCTGCCGCTACAACCATACCAACCGTAGCCCTAGAAGTCTTGGGTGCAGCTGGCGTTAAAGGAATAGGCGGTATTGATGAATCCGTGAAACGTGCGGCAATTTCAAAAGGCATGGCTGAAGCGGCTCCGTCTGTTGAGCAATTAAAAAACGTTTCTCGCGCGGCGTTTAAGGAAATTGATGACCTGGGGGCGGCAGTTGATAACGTCCAGTACCAGTCATTCGCTAAAAACCTGTCAAAAGAAGTCAGTAGATTAGGTCTGGATAAAGACGTTACCCCGTCAGCATACAAGGCGTTGCAGAGAATTAAGCAAGCATCTGTTGATGAAGTTGGCGACCCTAAAAACGTCAATTTATCTGAACTCGAAACCCTGCGGTCTGTTGCTCAGGGCGCAGCGTCATCGTTAAATGCACAAGAAAAAATGATAGGCGTTAAAATTATTGACGCGATTGATGATTTTATAACCGAACTTCCTGATTCAGCCATTAAACCCAAGTCAGGCATGGCTCCGGCTGATATTGGCGCACGCTACAAGGTAGCCCGTGATTTATGGGGCAGGGCTAGACGGTCTGAATTATTGACTGAAGCATTAGCCAAAGCGGATAATCAGGCGTCAGGCATAGAAAACGGGATAAGAGTGCAATTTCGCAGCATCCTAAATAACAAAAAACAAAAGAAGTTCTTCAACAAAGAAGAACAAGCCGCTATGCGCGAAGTGGTACAAGGAACAAAAGCAACAAACTTGTTTAAATTACTTGGCAAATTCGGCTATTCAGAAGGTCAGGCAACCAATATGCTTATGGCTTTTTTGGGTGGCGTAGGTGGTGCGGCGGCATTTGGACCGCTTGGCGCGACTATCCCTATAGCAGGACAAATATCGAAAGGACTTGCCCAGAGACTAACCAAAAATAACGCTATTTTTGCCGACCAAGTAGTGAGGGCAGGAAAAAACGGGCGCAGGATAACAGAAGCCTATTTCAAGAATACCCCGAAGGCCGCCCGTAGTGCTGAAGAACTATCAGAATTGTTAATGAGGCCGGACGTTGAGTTTAAGCAACTGCCGGATAATGTCATTGCAATCGAAGCCGCCAAGATAGCCCGTAAAAAGCGAGAAAGAATGGCGCAGGGCGCGGGGGTTGTAACCGCAGGGGCGAGTTCCTCGGCAGCGGCAAATGAAGAATAAAGCGCCTGTGACGTGGTTTATTACGTCTGGCTTTCTGGTTTATGGTTTATCAGGCTATCAAGGCGATATTTGGCACAATCACGATTATTGGATGATTTCGCTGTTTATACTGAATAGCGCGTCACTTCTTACCTGCATCTATCTTTATTTAACAGGAAAACACCATGAATAACGTACTTTTCCCCGCCGCTTATTTCCCCGACCCTGACAACGGCTATCCTGTCGGGCTTGGCTTTGTCTACATCGGGACGGTTGACCTTGACCCGACTATCGAGGCAAACCGCGTTACGGTCTACCTGATTGAGGAAGATGGAAACCAAGTCACTATTTTACCAGCAGCCCAGCCTTTAACACTTGGCGCGGGCGGTATTGTTTTATACAACGGCGCACCGGTTCAGGTCATGGTTAATGGTAATTACTCCATGACCGTTCAGGACAGTAACGAAGTCCAAAAGTACTATTTTGCAGACTCAGCGGTTCCTGATTACGCGGCACAGATTCAGGATTCTAGCTATACTTACCTGACCAGCGTAGCCGGAACAAACACAATTACCGCCAGCGTTACCCCGTCGCTCACGGCTTATGCTATCGGGCAGGTATTTCACGGTATCGCGGCGAATACTAATTCAGGGGCGGTCACTCTGAATATCAATTCACTTGGTGCGGCTACCGTATTACTCAACGGCGCAGCATGTACGGGCGGAGAGTTTACCGCTGATTTGCCGTTCTTTGTCATGTGTACGTCAACCACTCCGAACACGTTTGAGATAGTCAGCCCGTCATTTAATTCGGTGGCCAGGACGCTATTAGACCAGACAACTCAATCCGACATGTTACAAACCGGCTTGGGCGTGTCAGCGGCTGGATATACGTTAGTAACCCAGACCACGCAAGCCTTAATGCGCACCACAGGGCTTGGATTCTCGGCAGATACCTACCTCGGCGGGGCGTGGACTACCCCTACTTTTAGTGCCGGAAATTTCACGGCCAGCGGGTCAATGACGTGGACGGTCATATCGGGTGACGTGCTGGAATATAAGTATGTGATAAACGGTAAAACCATGACCGTATCATTTTACATAGAGGGAACAATCGGCGGGACGGTAAATAATGCTTTGGCAATAGCTATCCCCGCGTCAAAAACAGCGGCTAATTCATTTAGGCAGCCTGCGTGGATTTATGATAATAGTATAGGTCAGATTGGATTCTGCCAGCCTTCGGGAACTGAAATTATTATTCAGCTTGCGACTGGCGGTAATTTCACAGCAGGGCCAACAGGCGTTAGCGGCTCGGTGACTTTCGAGATTTCCTAATGCCTACCATCACAATCGAACTAACCAAAGAACAGGTCGACCGGTTATTTTCAGCGATGGAAGAAGTCACGGGATTGCCAGCAGACATTGAGGCCGTGAATAATCACCTGGTTGAACAATTACGGGGTATTGTATCAAGGGGTGAAAAGCAGAAAGCCGACCGGTTGGCGGCTAAATCTGCTGCGTTTGATGTAACGTGCTCAGTAGATAACGCTGGTTTATGATTGATTTCCTATCCAGAGCCTACCATTTTCATCCAGCAACCAAGTTTCTGCTTAATCTAGCTGTGATTTACCCGTTTTTAGTGGTTGACCAGCTACTGAACACCCTTACAGGCGGAAGCCCGCGAGAAACAGTCTCAGGCCGCTTAAATCGCCACAGGAACGGCAAAGGTAAATGGCTGGTAAATACACTGGAATGGCTGGATAAAGGCCATTGTGAGTTCTGGGAAGCGCCAAACGCCAAGTCAGAAGAAACGTTCAACCTATGGCGTTAATAACCAGCGCCACAAACAGCACCACATTCAGCAATACCGACATTTTCAGCAGTTGCCAGAGGGCGGTGGCGGATTTGCGGTAGCTCATTTCGCGTCCTCAAGGGCTTTGATCGCCAGTTCTGTTGTAAGACCGTACATACGGACTAGCGCAATCGCAGATTCCGCCTTCCTCTCCGCATCTTCCTTCGCCGCCTCCATGTCTGCGAGCTGTTGGCGGAGGGTGGTGATTGATTCCGCTGCGTCTATAAAAATCTTTGCGTTACTGCCTCCGAGCCAATCGCTAGCCGGTTCCTTTCTGCCGTACAGCACTTGGCATAAAACTCTTAGAGGGTCAATCATATCCACCGCAAAACGGACAACTCAATAACTCAGCCATTCTGTTCGCCTCCATGTTTTTTGAGGGCTTGTTGTGCAAGAACCTGCCTCTCGTCATTGTCAGTATTTGCGTAGTAAGCCAGCCCATCCACCAGCCCCGCCTTGTCCTTCTCCAGCTCCCGCACCTTTGCTATGAGGGCGGCGTAGTCGGAATACTTGACGTAATCACCAGTATTGGTGGAATATCTAACATAGTCTCCGGCGTCCAATTCGCACATATTATGCGTAGTAACGTCTTTGTCAGATAATGTCAGCCCGTACCGCTTGGCATTTTCAATGTCGGTCATGGGGCGGCCTCAAAAAGGGCAGTCGTCGAGATTGTCATCAACAAACGCCTTTCTCTCAGGCGCATACCCATCCGCCTTAGCCTTGTCGTGCTTCTGCTTGCTGGCGTTCTCGGCCATTGAACTAACCGAAATGGACATGAATTTATCGCCTTTCTTGCTGGTTTTTATCCATGCTGCCAGCTTGTATTCAGTCCCGTTTACGTTGATATTGCCCTGATAATCCGGGTGTTTTTCGGTCGTCTTTTTGTCATTCTTGAAAAGTACGCCCCGGTTTGTATTGTCGTAATCGCTCATTATCCTTTCCTCAGTGCTTTTATTCGTGCCTTACTTGTTTCGTTGATTCTGCGCCATACCTCAGTTTTTCCAGCCTCGTTCATTTCATCCCAAAGCTGCAAAATACCGTCATCGTCCTGCTTGGTATCGTAATCCTGAATCAAATCACGGTACTCGTTCGCCTTTTCCATCAGCTTTTTCATAGCAGACCGCTTGTGACTTGCAAGCTGTTTCCATGCCTGTAGCCATTCCTCGCCGTTTTCGCGGTCTAATTGGCATAGAGTAGGCCAGTCGCCAGAATCCAGTGCATCCGTAGCCGCCTCAAGCAATTTAGCCGCATTTGCAGTTTTAGCCGCTTCTGACGCTGAAATATGGTTGATATTGTCCTTTTCAGGGTCATCGCCAGTCTCAAGGACAAAGGTTTTCAGGACAGCGTACTTTGTGGCGTAGCTGACAGCCTTTCCCGGCCCCTTATCTTGCGGGTCAACGCCGAAGCCAAACGTCTTTATCTCAAACCGATCTTCCGGCTTGTCCACGTTGACAAATGATACCGTCACATCCGCCTCAGTCCGGTTTCCGTCCTGCTTCCAGCTAGACACGCTTGGTATCATGGCTATCCCATGCTTGACCAGCATCGGGTGGATTGCTTCGGATACCGCGTCATGGCCTACAAACCGGTACTGGTTGTTCACTGTCTTGTCGCCTTTCTGGACGTAGCTCAACTCCGCCATGACTGCCAGAATCCGCTGATATATATTCAATTCGCTCATTTTCCTGCTCCCATTGTTGTTGTTCGTGTTCGTTAACCTGATGCCAGAAGTCCACTACATATCCCTCATCATCTGGTCATCGCGGAAACGGTCGTATGCCTGGTCTATTCTATCCCCGTCATCAACCACGTAATCGTTATATTCCTGCTCGGCAAACTGCGTCAGAAAGTCCTGCATCTTTGTAAACAGGTATTCGCCAGCCCTCGACATCTGCCCGTGACGCATATAGGCGATTAATTGCAGGGCGTCCACCTTGTCCAGCACGTCATTATGCGCGTCAATTTTCCATGTCAGGGCGACTAGGGAGCAGATTGTTTGCTGGTCTTCAATGTTTAAATCAGACCATTCCCTGCCGCTGGACTTGCGGTTGTCGATAAGCGCGCCTAATTCTTGGCGCGGGGTGCGTGGGTATAGTTTGTTAGTTATCATGGTTACACTCCAAATACGGCAATCGCAAACAGAAAGCCTGAGATTATTATTGCAACAGCCGCCCAGTAGATGTTGTTGAATATCACTTGTTCGGGATGGTCTGTCAGCTTTACCGAATAGTCTCGGGGGATATTCGGCTGCGTGGTTTCTTCGGTCATAATTAAACTCCCCTGATGATTGTATTAGCACACCGCGCCACCGACATAAGCCGACCACGCGCCCGATTGTAAAAAGCCATAGCGTCGGCCTTGATTGTCCGGTCGCCTTTGAAGTATTTGTTACAGTTTGCCAGTGAGCGTTTGGCAATCCAGAAATCAAACATTGCTGCGCGTAGTTCGCGGCGTATCAGATTCATTTATCAGCCCTCCTTATACAGTCGAATGGAAGCCCCTCTTGTTCACAGAACATCTCAGCTTGCCATAATGAGTCAAAGGTAAAAGCCACTTCGCCGGACGGGTCTAGGATGTCGTATTTCATTTTGTTCCCCTGTTTCAGATTGTTGAAAATTACTGCTTGACGTGCACCTTAACAAAAGAATAAACTGCATGCAAGCAAAATTTACAGGAATCTATAAAATGGCAAAAAGGACGAACAAGGCCGCAATGAACGCGGTAAAGGCGGCTGGCAGCATAAACAAGCTGGCAGCGGCTTGCGGGGTAACAAGACAGGCGGTACAAGGCTGGATTAAGAACGGCATTAATGACGTAAGCAGAATCAGACAAGTGGCAAAAATTACAGGTTTACCAATAGACTCATTTTTCTAAACAGGGGAAATCCATGAAAACCAAGCAGACCCAAACCGAACAAGTAGCCGACTTCATCCGCCACGCCGGTTTCATCACCGTCAGGCAGGCGCAACGGCTTAACATTAACAGCCCAAACCAGATTATCAAGCTGGTCAAGCGTGAAATTGACATGCTCGATATGTTCATCTTTACCAAACAGGGCAAGCGCATCAAAATCCATTACACCAACAGAAAGGCGGCTCTTGGATACATGCGCAAGATTGGCGGGAGGGTGGCGTGATGGACAGGTCTGAAGATGGTGGCATCACCCACATTCTCGGCCTCATCGTCTCCATCCTGATGATAATCACCGTCGGCCTGGGTCACATCCTCGACGGCGGGAATCCCTACATTACGGTTATCTCGATGTACGGCTGGGCTATCGTCGGGGTGGATTGTTTGGTGAATATTGAATAGGGGGAAATATGAGCGAGTGGATAAGCCTAGCAGATAAATGGCCTCAAGATGCAGATATGTATTTAGTTTGTGGCGTTGCGCCAGACGGTGAACGATTTATAGCGGTCTGCTGGTCGCCTGATGGAGAAGATTATTGGTTGATGGTGTCGCCGCTTGGGTTTAACGATGACTTTCCAGACTATCGCGTTTATGGCGTAACCCACTGGATGCCACTACCGGAGCCACCCAAATGACCATCCTAATCCTAATCGCCATTCTCCACCACATCGACGCCTCTTTCTGGTGGTACATCCTCGGCGTCTGCGTTTGGGTGGGTCATTGTGTTGTGCATAGGGTGTTTTAATTTAACAGGAGAAAAACGTGGACAAATTAGAAACAATGGAAGCCATAAAAATTATGGACGCTTATTGTGACGGCAAGGAGATTGAGGCCAATTATGGCTCTGGATGGGTTTCAATCAACGACCCTGCATGGCAGTTCGGTGATTTTAAATACCGCATAAAACGAAAGCCAAAAGTAATTTATGTGAATGAGTACAGCCCCGGTTACGCGCACTACGATACATTTGCAGAGGCTATCGCTAACGCACACAAAAATTGCACTAGAATTGGCGTTAAATACATCGAAGTAATTGAGTGATTGACAACGCGCACATGATGGATAATACTAAAAACAAGCCCCGGCCAGATTTGCGTCCGACCGGGGCGGCTGAAATGTTCGGCAGGAACAAGACAGCGGGAAGTTGCAGTATATCAAAAATTCCGCGTTTTTCAATTCTTGCCAAAATTTACCAGCCAGCCGACGGCGCGAATCACGGTGGAGCTATATCCATGCAGGGTTTTACAGGAAACCTTACGACCTGTCTGATACTTGCTCATGGATTCCCACGCCCGACAACGAGAGCAAGACCCAATTTAAAGATTACGCCCTGTCTGTTGATAGGGAGGACGGCAGAGGAACTAATCACCCTTTGCTGGCGGGTAGGACTACCGCAACCAAGTACCCGCAATCGTACCCTTGATAGGGTTTAAAGGGGAAAGGGCGGAGACTTTGACTAAAATACAGGAAAACAGGGGTAAATTATGGGAATGTTTGATTATTTGAGGTGCGAATACCCGCTCCCAGTAGAGGGGGCAAACAAGATTCTTTATCAAACAAAAGACACGCCAAGTATGTGGCTTGACGAATACCTGATTGATGAAAACGGGGATTTGTATGGAGAGGAATACGATATTGAGGATAGGTCGGACAAAACAAAAGGCCCGCTTGAGTCTATGCTTGGCTGTATGACGCGAGTAAACATCAGGAAAGTAAAAAGCGATTACACCGGCGAAATACGGTTTTATGGGTTCAAGGATGATGTAAATTATAAAGGATGGGTAGAGTTTTCCTCATACTTTGAGTCTGGGAAAATCAAGAACCTGAACCTGATGGAAAACAGAGATGACTAAACTACCAAAAGACTTCACTATAACCGAAGCGCACCGCATTTACTGCGAAAAGACGTTCGGGCTACCTTATTTGGCCGACGCCTTACTTTCCGCGTTCAAAGATGTTTTTGATGAGGAACTAGGCGGGAACGGAACCAAACACAAAAACTGGAATTTGACGCTTTACAAGTTTTTGCGTAACACGGCTCCGGGCGGCAGGTTTTACAATGCCGTATATTGGGAAGAAAAAAGGAACGCCGCCAAGAGGCTACAATTTGGCGACAGGACGCGCAGAACACCACAGTACGACCCAAGAGGCGCACAACCGGAGAAGCCCGCTGAAAAGCATGTAGTTGACGCGGCTATGTCGAAATTAAGGGGGATGCTCAGTGGAATTTAAACAGTGGATGTATATCAACGACAAGCAAGAAGTGGTTACGGTTACCGAAGTCACCCAAACCCCGGCTGAATTTCTCGCGGCAAACAGTCAGGTATACGGATTCGCACAGCAGATGCGTCCAGGCGCTATGCTTGACCCAAACAGGAAGCAGCTAACGTGAGGGTGCTGGATTTGTTTAGAGGGATAGTATATAGTCCACTAAATGAAAACGTATAACTGCTTAAATTGTGGGAACGCATTTGGGTCATACAACCCTAACCCGATTTATTGTTCAGTATTCTGTAAGTCAGAGGGACAATCGCCAGATGTAGATATTGAAAGGCTCAGGATTTTATATATAGCAGGGAAAACTCAAAACGAAATAGCGGCAATATTTGGAGTGTCTCAAAAGTCTATATTCAAGGCCATGAAGCGTCATGGAATAAAAGCCAGAAAAGCCGCGAAAAGAAGCCAGACTAGAGAAAATAACAGCTCATGGAAAGGTGACGAAGCGGGAAAGCAAGCATTCCATAGGAGGCTTTATGCAAGATATGGAAAGCCGAGAATTTGCGGGGTTTGTGGCACAACAAAATCCAGTAATTATGATTACGCAAACTTAACTGGAAATTATCAGGACATTGAAGATTATCTGCCGATGTGCCGATCTTGCCATTGGAAATACGACAAGAAAATTATGAACATAAAACACATGCGGGAGGTTATAAAAAATGCTGGAGAATAAGTTAAGAGTTTTGGACTTGTTCTCTGGCATTCAAGTCGGCGGATTCTCGTTAGGTCTAGAGGCCGCCGGATTTGAGACGGTGGCGTTTTGCGAATACGACAAGGCCGCGCAAAAGGTATTGAAATTACGTTGGCCTAATGTGCCAATATTTGACGACATCAGGGGGTTAGATGAAAGTGTTCTGGGAAACTCCGAACTCAAACGAGGACAGGGCGGAGAAATATACCCTGAAAACAACATTGAAACATTTCAGGCAGGGTCGCCAGATACATCTAAGCCAGCAGGTTATGAGTCAGGAAATGCACCCATCAAAAAAATACAGTTCGCAGATGTCATTACTGGCGGATACCCATGCCAGCCATTCAGTGCAGCCGGGAAGCGACGAGGCGCGGAGGATGACCGTCACCTCTGGCCTGAAATGTATCGAATTATTAAAATTGTCCGACCTCGATGGGTTATTGCCGAGAATGTTGCTGGCCACGTCAGCATGGGCCTCGACAGTGTGTTATCTGACATGGAAGCTGAAAACTACACCTGCTGGCCGTTTATTATTCCAGCTTGCGCCGTTGACGCCAAACACAGACGGGACAGAGTTTGGATTGTTGCCAAGTCCGGTGACAAGCGACGCTACGACGGGGGCGATAATCGGAAAGAACGACACATATTATCAGACATCAACGGGGATGCCGCGCAAAGTGAATCAGAACGGCAAGGACGCTTCGGTTGGTCTGGCGAGACTGGTCCAGCTATTACCGACACCTCAAGCCTGCGACAACAGGGACAGAGGGAACCTATCCAGCGGCGCGGTAATCCGCAGGGCGGCGAAAGGCAAACAGATAATGTTAAGTCAGTCAGTGAGTCACGAATCAGGACAGCTGAATCCAGACTGGGTGGAAAATTTAATGGGCTATCCGCCTGGCTGGACGAACTTGGATTGCCAAAAGTCAGCAGCGGAGTACCTAAGCGAGCTGATAGGCTTAAACAACTTGGAAACGCCGTAGTCCCACAAATCCCATACATAATAGGCCGCGCAATCATGGAGGCTGAATCGTGACCTGCCCCTGTGGAAATCCATCGCACCACACCGACCTCCTAATCACCGGAGCCGCCCGCGCCTTTCTATCGCGCCCGGATGAACTACGCCAAGTCTGGAAAAACTGGTCGGACGCAACGCACAGAAACCACAAATCACCGTCCTTTCTCGCAAGGGTCAGGGCAAAAATTGAAGCTATAAAAACAGGGGAATTGATATGATTGATGATGTATTCAACAGACTGAAAGTAAAGCGCGGAAGTGAATTACCGCAAGCCAAACTGACAGAGGATGATGTAAGATTAATCCGTCAAGCAGTAGAAGAAAGAGAAAGGCTCAGGGCGGAAGTAAGCCGACTGACCAATAAATCATTAGCAGAGTTTTTTAATGTCCATCGTCGTACCATCGACCGCGTTACCGAGGGTTACAACTGGACGCAAATTTAACAGGGGAATTGATATGAAATACGAGCAATTTTTACAGAGTAAATCAATAATAGACGAGCCAACTGGGATAAGCGTAGTCCCTGAACTAAACCCCGCATTATTCCCTTTCCAGCGCGATATTGTGCAATGGGCTTTACAGCGAGGCCGCGCCTGCGTCTTTGCTGACTGCGGAATGGGAAAGACCCCTATGCAGCTTGAGTGGGCGAAGCATATACCGGGTAATGTCTTAATCCTTGCCCCGCTTGCTGTTGCTCAGCAGACAGTCAGGGAAGGCGTTAAGTTTGGCATTGAAGTTAACTACTGCCGGAGTCAGTCGGAAGTAAAACCGGGGATAACTATCGCCAATTACGAAATGCTAGAGCATTTTGATAATAAATACTTTACCGGGCTAGTGCTGGATGAATCATCAATCCTGAAATCCTACGGCGGCGAAACCAGAAAGCAAATAACGGAATTTGCACAGTCTATTGACTTCCGTCTGGCCTGCACCGCAACGCCAGCCCCTAATGACCTGATTGAGTTAATCAACCATGCAGAATTTTTAGGCATTATGTCAGGCAAGGAAATCATCGCGTTATTCTTTACGCAAGACGGAAACACTACGCACAACTGGAGACTGAAAGGACACGCCAAAAAAGACTTCTGGCGCTGGATGTCTCAATGGTCAGTAGCTATCAGAAAGCCATCGGATATGGGCTATGAAGATGGAGACTTCGTTTTGCCTGAGCTGGTCTACCACGATATTAACGTCAAGGTCAATAAACCGACTGACGGGTATCTATTCGCAATCGAGGCGCAGACTTTGCAGGAAAGACTAGAGGCGAGACGGGAAACTATCGATGATAGGGTTTTAGATTGTGCGGCCATTGTGAATAACTCGGCAGAGCAGTTCATTATATGGTGTAACCTCAATTCAGAATCGGAAAAGCTGAAAAAATCAATTCCCGGATCAGTAGAGGTTAAAGGCTCGGACACGGTAAAGCACAAAGAAGAGACCGCAATGAAATTCCAGTCCGGCGAAATAAGAGTTCTGATTAGCAAGCCCACTATCTACGGGTTCGGGCTTAATTTCCAGAATTGCCACAACGTCGTATTTGTCGGATTGTCGGATTCATACGAACAGTTCTATCAGGCCGTTCGTAGATGCTGGAGGTTCGGGCAAATAAAACCCGTAAACGCTTACATAATCACAGCAGAAACCGAGGGCGCAGTATTGAATAATATCAAGCGCAAAGAGCGACAGTCTAACGAAATGTTCAACGAAATAGTAAACCACATGAAAGATTTGCAAATAAATAAAAAGGGGAGACAGGAAATGAATTACAAAGAGGATGTGGTAACAGGCGATGATTACACTATCTATCTTGGAGACTGCGTGGAGCAAACAAAACGAATAGAGTCTGGATCTGTTGGACTGACTATATTTAGCCCGCCATTTCCGGGAATGTACGCCTACACCAATTCAAGCAGGGATATAGGTAACACGACTAGTATTGAAGCGATGATGGATCATTTTGAGTATTTAATACCGGAGCTTTACCGCGTATCTATGCCGGGCAGAATGTGCTGTATTCACTTGATGCAATTAACCGCGATGCTGAACAGAGACGGGTATATCGGGATAAAGGACTATCGCGGCGCAGTTATTAACGCGATGATGAAACATAAATGGGTTTATGCCGGGGAAGTTACGATAGACAAAAACCCACAGATACAAGCAGTCAGAAACAAAGAACGCGGGCTTTTGTTTAAGACGCTAGCGACCGACTCAAGCCTCATGAGAATGGCGATGGCGGATTACCTAATCTATTTCCGCAAGCCCGGAGAAAACCCGCAAAAGATACAGGCCGGACAATCCGATAAATATAACCCGGGACAAGGATGGATAACAGAGGAAGAATGGATCGAGTGGGCGGCCCCGGTCTGGTATCGCCGCACAAAACACTATCCTGGCGGCATACAGGAAACCGACTGCCTGAACGTAAGGCAAGCAAGAGACACGGACGATGAAAGACATTTATGCCCCCTGCAACTTGGGGTTATAGAAAGGGCGGTTAAGCTATGGAGCGCGCCGGGCGATCTGGTTTTCTCGCCATTTACCGGAGTCGGCTCCGAGGGCTATCAGGCTCTAAAGTTTGGGCGTAAGTTTGTAGGAATCGAGTTAAAAGAATCCTACTGGAGATCCGCAGCTGAAAATCTTGAATCTGCCAAGTCTCATAATCAGGATATGTTCAAGTTGTCATGACCACCACCCCCGAAAAGCCACGCACTCGGATGAAGCCCGAAAAAACCTACATCCTGCGCTCAGGCTTCCAGCTTGCAAACTGCATACGCTACCTCACGGAAGAGGTAACGTTGCCAAGCGACACACAGAAACGCCCTTACGAGGTCATTATCAAGCCGCACGTTAACAGCCTATCCGCAGAGCAGCGTGGATGGTTTCACCGCCTCTGCGAAATGATAAGCAACGATACCGGCTACACGCCTGAAGAAGTCAAGATGATGGTGAAGGAGAGGGAGTGGGGCGCAGACATCAAGACTGGCCCAGACGGCAAGCAATACAAATTCGTCCGGTCATCCGAGCGCAACGAGGAAGGGCGGAAAACGAACAAGGTCGAATACGGCGCGTTAATCGAAGGGGCTTACAGACTAGGGGCAGACGCGGGGATCGTGCTGCCGAATCCAGATAGGTTTAGACGTGGTTAAGCCAAAAAAATGCAAGTGTTGCAGCAATGAATTTGTGCCATTACGCCCGTTGCAGCGCGTATGCTCTCCAACTTGTGCGCTTGGCATCGTTAGGGACAAACAAGCAAAACGAGCCGCCAAGCAACAGCGACAGGACAAGCAGCGGATAAAGACAAAAGCCAAATGGCTAGAAGAAGCGCAGGCGGCATTTAATGCGTTTATTCGCGCCCGTGACGCGCAGGACTCGTGTATTTGTTGCGGCAAGATACCAGACACAACCGACTGGATGGGCGGGTTATGGGACGCGGGTCATTACCTCAGTCGAGGGGCTTTCCCTGAATTGCGCTTTGAGGAATTGAACGCGCACAAACAGCTAAAGTCCTGTAACGGCGGTTCTGGTAAATATGCCAAAAAAGGGCGGACAGTAAATCAGGGTTATCGGGAAAACCTGATTAAGAAAATAGGGCTTGATAAGGTCGAATGGTTGGAATCAAAACATGAGGCGAAAAAGTACAGTATCGAAGAAATCAAGGCAATCAAAGAGCATTACAAACAGAAAACCAAACAACTAACAGGGGTCAACTAACATGGGATTAAACGAATACGCGGTTTTCAGCGCGGTCATGAAAGGCTATAGGCACATACCGCAAATAGCCCAGGTTACAAATTTCAACGTAAACCTGATTAAATTCTGCCTAGCCAAACTAGAGGACATTGATATTCTAGAGTACGCCGGAGAGTACAAACCATATTCACCAAAACCTAAGAAAGCCGCCAAGCCCAAAGTAAAACGCGCCTACACCAAACGCGCCACACCTATCACTGACATGGTTATCGAATACATGAAAGCCAGACCGGAGGGCGTATTGTGCCGCGAAATGTCGCAGGCTATCGAAGTCAACCACGCCTCAGTCAGAAACGTGCTTAATCTTCAGGTCAAGGCGGGGCGAATCGGGACGCGGAAAGAGGAAAATTCGTGCGTTAAATGGTATTTTCTCACATGATTAGCTACTGGATTTGCTGCCGCACCCGCTACGGCGATGAATTCAAAAAGCGTGACCGGCTGGAATCGCTAGGCTTTGAAACCTATCTGCCTATCCGTAAGACTGACATCAGGACGCGCCGGAAGTGCCGAACGGAAATATCGCCACTGTACCCGCCTTATTTGTTCGTCAGGATGATTGAGGGCATAACCGATATTCACCCCGTAAAGCGTGAAACGCAGGTTGTTATATTCAACGGCGAGGCGGCAAAGCTGACAGAAGCGTTAATGAGACTTATCCGACACAGTGAAAGCGAGGCGAAACAGTTGAAAAGTGAATATGACATAGGCGACCAGATAATCCTGAATAACGGCATCCTGAAAGACTACAAAGGCGAGATAATCAAGCTATCCCGCACTGACCGAGCGATTATCAGGGAAATAACAACGGGCAAAGAGTTTGAAGTCAGGCTGTCAGACGTGCGCCCTATTTCTGCTTGAATTACAACTGATTGTTTGCTATAACACATAGAATGTGCATAGTAGCGGCCAGATGGACTAAAACCATTAGGTTTAACGCTCGCAAAATTTAGGGGAAAGTGTCCCCGATGCAAATGTTTAAAAACCGGTTTCTCCCCTGTTACCGGTTGCCGCTTCGTAGCCCATCTGCGAGGCGGCTTTTAATTTACCGCTGCGGCCAAGTGCTCGGATTAGCCGGACATGGCGACAATGGCGGTATTATCCCTGCCACTTTCTCCGAAGGGGTGGCAGGTGTTTTTTAAGGTGAATTATGCAGCTTTCCCCAAACTTCACGGCATACGAATTATACAAAAGCGAAACAGCCGACCGGCTTGGGATTGATAATACTCCTAGCCCCGAAATACTGGACAGGCTGGCACTCGTAGCGGGTAACGTGCTGGAACGTGTCAGAACGCACTACAATCGGCCTGTGAAGGTAAATTCAGGGTATCGCTGCCTCGAAGTCAACAGGGCGATAGGATCAAAGGATTCAAGCCAGCATACGCAGGGATATGCGGTAGATTTTGAAGTCCCAGGCATCGACAACCGCGATTTAGCTATCTGGTGCCGTGATAATCTCGACTACGACCAACTGATTTTAGAGTTTTACACGCCCGGAACCCCTGATTCAGGCTGGTGCCATATCAGCTATACCGGCACAAACCATAGAAAATCTGTATTAACTATCAATAAAAACGGCACAAGGCAGGGCATTTAATGAACGAAAGTATATTGCAAGTATTACGCAATACCCTTGAATACGACCCTGAAACCGGCGTTTTTATCAGGCGAAAAAATAACAAAATAGCCGGCACACGGACAAAAAGGGGCTATATAGAGATAACCGTTAGCCGCAAGCGTTATTATGCGCACAGACTTGCATGGCTTTATCATTATGGCGAATGGCCGAAAGAATATATAGACCATATCAATCACAACAAAATTGACAACAGAATTACAAACCTGCGTGAAGCAAATAAGCAAGAAAACCAAAAAAACGGGACATTGCAGAAAAATAATACATCAGGATTTGTTGGGGTTTACTACAGTAATACGCAAAAAAAGTGGCGCTCTCAGATAAAAGTAAATGGCAGCCTAATACATCTGGGGATTTTTGATACTTTGCAAGAAGCAGTTGACTCAAGAGCGCAAGCACACAAACGATTTGGATTCCATGAGAATCACGGGAGGCGCTTATCTTCCCCGAACATATAACCCTCGTACTTCAGGACTTAGGCTATCTAGCCCTTGTAATCATTGCCCCGTGTACCATTTTTAACACAGTCCAAAGCCTGACGATTGGAATTATGCTAAGAAATCACATAGAAGTCGACAATATGCGGTTTGAGCGCCTGAATAAAGATATAGGCCGCCACGACTCAGAACTTAACGACCTGAAAACCGAGCGCCTATCCACAATGGCTGAAGCCTTTAAACACCTTGTAAAATGACTTTAACCGACCTGATGAAGTATTACATAGTCGCAGGGCTTATAATCCTGCTTTATATCCTTGTCGGGAACGAACTATGGGCGGCAGAGCCGGAACAATTAACCCTTATCGAATCACAAGCAGAATCCGCCGCCCGATTATTTAACAATTACGCCTATCCGATAATGTCCTTTATCGGTGCGCCCTATTTATCGTGGCGCGTCACGCAATGGCTAAAACTCAGCTACAAGCGCATATACCACAAGAAGCCTCACTGGTTAGCCCTTGACACTATTTCGTGGCTAATGGTATTTGCAATGTCATTCCGGGCATGGATAGCCCATAACGGTGACGTGCAAGCCGCTTTATTCATTGCTCTTGCGGTTTCTTTCACGCACTCCGCCATTGTTAAAGCATTGTTTGCCCACGCGCCAAAACCAATAGCAGACGCGCTTCAGTACGGGGTAAGTGACGACAAAACAATCCTAGCCGCTACGGTATTTGGGCGGGATTTACGCAAAGGAAAGCGGGGAATAGATGGACAAGATTAAACCCTATTTACCCATAATCCTGCCCGTATTGGCGGGAATTGCCTTGTTTATATTCTGGGATTACGCGCTTGAGATAGTGCTTGGCCTGTTTGGATTAGGTGCTGTAGCCATAAAGACGCAGAAAACCAAATCAGAACGCGCCGCCACCATAGCTGACGAACACGAAAACCTAGCCGACGCCCGTATAATTCAATCCATCAACGAACTGAAACAAGCCGAAACAGCGCACGATAAAGCGGTTGAGATAGCCGAAAAGGACGATACTACCCCGATACCGGTTAAGGCTGGCGGGGTTAGGCGGTCATTTAAGAGTCAGTAGAAAGGCTTTAAGCGCGGTTCGGTGTTCAGGCTTAATCCAGACCTCAACCTGAATCAGTCCGGCGAGGCGCTTCCTTGCGCGTTCGGCGGCTTTGCGTTGATTGGCTGTGGCGGTCATTTGCTCAAATCCAATAAATCAGACTTGAGTTTGTCTTTTGACTCTTGCTCCCACGCTTGGGCTATCTCGTTACGGAATTGTTTGGCGGTCATCCCGGCGCTAATAGCTTCTTGCACCGCGTTCCATATGGCATCTTCAGCGCGGCTTGGCATGATGACTTTGAGTCCGCACGACATACCCAGAGGCTTCATACTTCACGCCTCCAAGAGTTCTTTTTTACGCCTTTACTTGTCAGGCGGCACCAGTAGGTCAGGCTGTTGTTTAAGGTTACTTCGCCGTAACCGGTTATAACGTCGGCTGTTGCTTTAATGTTATCGGTCATGACGCCAAATTCGTTTTTGAAAGAGTAAAACACTTTGTCTGTCATTTCGCTGTTTGTCATTTTTGCATCCCCTGTTAAGTTGTTTTGTTACTGTGACTACAGTCTAATCTGTGACAAGTCACAAGTAAATAGGTATCTATAAAATAGTTTTTAATTAAAAACAGGTTTTTAATATAAAATAGCTATAATGACGAAAACCCTGATTATCTCGCTTTTTTTACTGCTTACCGGATGCGCCACCGCACCCGAAACCATCAGTTATGCCGACCACGCCGCAAAATACGAGGCACTCAAAACCGCCCCGATGAAGCGGGTTAGTTTTGAATTTGACGCTGTATGCTATGATTCAGGGATATGTGAGGTTAAGGAATCGAGACTTCAGGACGCGGTGGATACGATAACGGCACTCAATGACACGGTAGATAGTCTGGTAACGGCAAGCAATACACGCCTGGACGCCATATCACACTGTGAATATGCCGGAATCCAGAAAGACCAAGCTATCCGATATATGGAACAGAGCACATCACGAGCAGAGATTGCCGGGACGGTGAAGCAGGTAATTACGGCGCTGACTTGTGGCGCGTTACTTTGGGCGAAATAACCAAGTTTCACATGGAACAATAACATGCCACTAAAGAAAGGCTACAGCAAGAAAACCATATCCGCGAATATCCGCAAGGAAATCAAATCAGGCAAACCGCAGAAGCAAGCTGTAGCGATTGCCTTATCAGTCGCTAAACGGGCAAAGTCCAAAAAGAGGAAATAATCATGGCACACGTCAAAAAAGATATTAAGCTGATGAAGTCAATGGCCGCAAAAGAAGCGCAACGAGCCGCAGACCTGCGTAAAGCTGGCAAGGCGCGTCAGGCTAAACTGGTAGACAAAAAGGCCAGAGGCTACATCAACACCGCAACCGAAATGCGGGTAATGAAGCAGAAGGCGAAGAAGAAAAAGTAATGCCAGCAGGAAGGCCTCTAAAGTATGACAGTCCAGAGCAGATGCAGGCCGTTATCGACCAGTATTTTGACGATTGCGCGTACAACAGAAGCCTAACTGTAGACCCAAAACCAGAAGAACCAAGAGAGCCAATCACTGACGATTTGCACCCTACAATTACAGGGCTTGCGTTAGTGCTTGATTTGACTAGAAAATCTTTAATTGGCTACGAAGTCAAAGAACAATTTGTAAACACGGTTAAAAGAGCGAAAGACAGAGTGCAGGCTTACGCAGAGCAAAGACTGTTTTATGCAAACGCGACTGGTACTATATTCAGCATGAAGAATAACTTTGACTGGAAGGACAAGACAGAAACAGAGATGTCTGGTTCTTTAGGCGTGTACGAACTGTCAGACGAACAGTTAGACCAAAAACTCGCATTAATGGCGGCAAAGATTAAGCCTTGATTACGCTGATTATCCCGTATTATCGTGCGCCTCGCATGTTGGAAGCGCAACTGGACGTTATCAAAGACTACCCGGCTGGCATAAAGGTCATCATCGTAGATGACGGAAGCCCTGAACCAGCACTGGACGTGCTGTATACCATTAAGTATCACGCTGACAATGTTTCCCTGTATCGAATCAACGTTGACATCCCTTGGAACCGCGAACAAGCCCGCAACCTCGGCGCGTATGTCGCAGATACTCAGTGGATTATCCAAGTCGATATAGACCACGTTCTGCCCGCTGCCTGCGCTACTCGCCTGCTAGAGTTGACCCTTAACCCGAAAGACTGGTACAGATTCCCTCGCTACCGCCTCGGCAAAGCAGACGAAACCCGCAAGAAAGACGCGCTTTCCCCTGACGTCGAATACGGCAAGATTCACCCTCATGTTGACTCATTCCTGATAACCCGCGACATGTTCCTATCTAGTCCCTACGATGAAAGGTACTCTGGTTGTCTGGGTGGCGGCACTCCGTTCACTGCCAGAATGAAACGACTGTATGGCGAGCCTCGCATGTTGCCTGAAGATGTATTCTTGCAAGTCCACACTAAACACAAGGTCAAGGACGCCTCAATATCTACCCTGTCACGCGATACCTCAGAGTACGCCCGTAGACGTGAGCAGATAGGCGCAAACGACAAACCGCCTCAGATGCTACTCCATCCGTGGCATAAGGTGATTTGATGGTCACTGATTATCCATTTGTTCATGGCGAAGTCGCCACAATCGAGAAGATTAAGCAGGGCTTTTCTATCTCACGGATTGGCGACGGAGAACTTGGTTGTATGGATAACGTCCACGGCTATTCCCGCGAAAAGCACAACGACAAGTTATCCAAAGAGTTGCGGCGGGTCATATCCAATCCGTCAAAGGGTAATCTAGTCGGCATCCCGACAATGGACAAGAAAGGCAGCAAATATAGGACAGTCGAGAAAACCACAGGTAAGGAAGTCGGATGGTTCAGGCACAAGGACAGATTCTGCAAACTGCTATCCCCTGACGTTGAGTATTACTCTGCCTTTATATCCCGCCCTGATTGCGGCGAATGGATGCTGAATGTTGACTATGCCCGACTTGTGCAATCTATCTGGATTGGCAAAAAAACCGCTGTAATCGGGTCGCGGGACAACAAAGAGAACAAGGACAACAAGGTACTCAGCGCGGTACGTTTAACTCAGGACTGCGAATATATCGAGTGTCCCTTTTACGGTGCTTATGGTGAGATTGACCGCTTATATAAGCAGGCACTTTCATCAGGCTGTGATTTAATCCTTATCTCTGCCGGGGTGACTGCTACGTGCTTGGCTGACAGACTATCACCGCACGTCCAGGCGGTAGATATTGGTTCAATCGGTGGTTTCCTGCTCAAGATGCTTGGCGCGGAGAAGTGGCATGTATAGCGATAAGGACAGTAAGAATCCTGCATACCGTGAACTGTATGAATCCATGCCGTTTATCGAAGCGTATAGTAAACATACGGATATGCGGATTGCAAAGGACGGCCCACGTCTAGCGATTGGCGCGAAGTCTGACGGGTTTCAAGACTGGGATTTGCATGGTGAGCAACAGATGCAATTCCTGATTTACTCCGGGATTAAACCTGCATCTGCCCTACTGGACTTTGGCTGTGGGACGGGTCGCTTGATGTGTAAGGCTGTCCCGTATCTATTGCAAGGCAACTACACCGGTATAGATATATCTGCCTCAGCCATAGCTAACTGTATCGACCTATTAGGCAATCCATTAATAGCCGACAAGAAACCCAGACTGGTTCAGGGCGACGGGTCACTGAAAGCCGTGAAGGACTACAGTTTCGACTATATCTGGGCGCACTCAGTCATTACCCATTTACCGCCTGACATCGTGAAAGAACTGTTTAACGACCTGTCATCCATGCTATTTGGCGAGTTCAGTTTCACGTTTAAGCTATCGCCTGACGGAATCAACAGAACTGGGCTGAAGCAATGGTCGTACCCGATTAAATGGTTCGTAGACGCTGCTGCTGAATACGGGCTAAAGGCTGAATATATCGGAGTCGAATGGCCTGCCGGACAAAAGACTATGAGGGTTGTGCGTGGTTAATGTCGTTACCTTCTTGTGGAATACCGGCTATCGCAACTACAAGCCGGAACACGTCAACATGCTGGCAAACATGGTCAAGCATTTCAGTCCTGATTGTGGATTCATCTGCCTGACGGACGAAACGGAAGGGTTTAACGATAAAGTTCAGGTAGTCAAGCTGCCTGATTCAGCGTATCGAGTCGCAGGGATACAAGCCCCGCAAGGCAAACAGTTCCCGTCCAGCTATCGCCGGTTGTGGTGTTTCTCGGACGAAGCCACGATACTAGGTGATAGGATACTGCTACTAGACCTTGACTGCATGGTACTAAGCGACCTTTCCCCGCTGCTTGAGATTGATTCAGACTTTGTAGGATGGAAGCCCGACTCAGTATGGGGAAGGGAAGATAGACTCGGTGGTGGCACGTGGTTACTTCGCACCGGTCAACTCGGCTGGTTATGGGATAAGTTCACTGATAACCCTGTTAAGCTAATCGCAGAGACGAAAGCAATGGGATGGAACGGGTCAGACCAAGCCATACTCAGCCGCTTCCTACAGAACAAATACCCTATCTGGCCTAAAGGCTCAGGTATATACGGGGTTCAGGACGGGGTGTTCCACTGGGATTTACCGCCTAAAAACGCAAAGGTTATCCATTTCAACGGCGACGAAAAGCCGTGGAATCAGCGTAAACTCTGGATGAAAGCTATTTGTAATCATTTCTCCGATGCAAGTCCAAGCCCTAAGTAAAGCCGAAAAAATCCAGTTTCTTCAGTTGATGGAGGAAAAGGAACGGCGCAACAAGTCCAGAAAGTTCCTGACGGTTTACGAATCGTTCTATGGCTGGCAGCGTGATTTTGTCCGGGCAACCAAGAAGTATCACGAGTGCTGTCTTTGTAGCGCAAATCAAATCGGTAAAACTTATTTAGGCACTGACATTGACGCTATGCACCTGCTTGGAGACTATCCCGATGATTGGGACGGTCACAAGTTCGACTTCGCCCCGCTATGCTGGGGGCTTGGCTACTCAATGGAGAAGTGTAGAGACCTGCTACAGAAAGCCTTATTTGGCGAATTGCAGGGCGATAAATTTACAGGGGGATTAGTCCCTGCCGACAGGATTCTAAGCTATCAGCGGGCATCTGGTACGCCTAACGCCTGTCGTACAGTCTGGGTTAAGCACCGGCTTGGGACTTCCTTGATTCAGTTCTGGTCATATACGCAGGGTCAACACGCTATCATGGGTGACGTGGTTGACTGGGTTCATGTCGATGAAGAACCCGAAGACCAGACCATCCGCCCTCAGTTATTGACCCGTACCATTAACGGGGATAACGGGAAAGGTGGACGGGTTATCTATACGTTTACCCCTGAAAACGGCAAGACCGACCTTGTAATGAAGTTCATGGACGAACCATCCCCGTCTCAGTTCTTCATGCAAAAGGGATGGGACGACGCCCCGCACATGACGGAAGAAAAGAAAGCCCGTCTGTTGTCTCAGTATCCCAGTCATCAACGGGATATGCGGTCAAAGGGCGAGCCGATGCTGGGTCATGGAAGAATCTATGATATAGGCGATGAGTTCATAACCTGCGAACCAATCACAGACATTCCTGCGCATTGGTACGTTATCAACGGCATGGATTTTGGATGGTCGCATCCTCAAGCGCACGTTAAATTGTACGAGGACAGGGACAATGGAATGTTCTATGTCGCTAAAGCATGGAAAGCGAAAGAGGTATCTGCAAACGATGCCTGGGGTGTAGTCAAGGAGTGGGGCTTACACATCCCGACGGCATGGCCTCATGACGGATTACAGAACGAGAAAGGCCGGGACGATGCCGTTCAGCAGAAAGTCCACTATGAACGCGCCGGATTCAAAATGCTGCCCGAACACGCCACATGGCCACCGGTATCTGAAAAGGGTGCAATGAAGTCAGGTGGTAACTCAGTCGAGCACGGACTATATGAAATAGGCGACCTGATGCGCAAAGGTAAGTTTAAGCTATTCCGTGGACTGACAGACTTATTCGCAGAGTTCAGACAATACCATCGTGACGACAAAGGCAAGATAGTCAAGACAATGGACGACTTGCTAGACGCTTGCTTCCACCCAGATACCGAAATAATGACGGATGCAGGCGCTAGAAAGATAGTGGATATGGTTGGCACGTCAGGCCGCGTTTTGTCTATTGACGGGCAATATCAGAACTATAGTAATTGCAGGCTAACCAGAAAGGACGCTGAAGTTATCAGGCTTACATTTACAGACGGTCATTCAGTAGTTTGCACCCCAGACCACAGGTTTTTAACTGGAAATGGATGGATAGATGCGATACACTTACATGATGAAAACATCATAGTGAGTGAGCCATGCACATACATTTCAACGGAATCAAGTTTACAAAATTTGGCAACTATTACAGGGCGCGCAGAAAATTTCTGCATAGGGAAATCTGGAAGTTTTACAACGGCAATATCCCGCCTAAGCACCATATACACCACATTGACGGAAATACTGAAAACAACAGTATTGAGAACTTACAGTGCGTTGACGGGAAAGAGCACCTATCAAGCCATAACAAAGGAAAAATATATACGCCTGTTGCCGCTATTGTCGCCGCTGCAAGATGGAGAAAAACAGAGGAAGGCAGGAAGTTTTCGCAAGAGCACGGCAGAAAAAACGCTGTATATTTGGTTAAGAAAAATATCATCATTAAGTGTGTCGAGTGCGGAATCAGTAAAGAGGTTATATCAAACTTGCAGAACAAGTATTGCAGCAACAAATGCAAGTCTAGCCACAGGCGCAGGAATGGCCTTGACCTTGAATCAAGGTTATGTGTTAGATGCGGAACTGAATACAGTGTCACAAAGTACGCAAAGCAAACGCACTGTGGCAAAAGCTGCGAAAGAAAAGACTGGCTATCAACAGAGCAAGGCAAGCAGCACCTTAAAAATCTTGCGGATAGAAAACGCCGGAAAGAGTGACGTATACTGCCTAGAAGTAGAAAACACCGAAGCTATGGCGCTAAGGAATGGCGCTATAGCGCACAATTGCCGCTATGCCTACATGATGCGCCGATATGCTGTCAGGGTTGGCGACCTGACCCAAGCTATACCCAAGCCTTACATTCCCAAGTCTATATCAGTCATAGGAAGAAAATAGATGCTAGACCTTGAAGATATTAAAGAGATGTTTGATAAAGATTATACCCATAATCAGACAACTCGCATTTCTGCCGCTGATGACCGGTTATTCGCTTACATAACCCAGTGGGATTCCAGTCTGATGGAAAACTCACAGCTTGCTTACAAGGGAGAGTTTAATATCATCCGTAAGGCTGTGCGTCAGATTATGGCAGACCTTCGTTCTAATCCGGTTCAAATAGACTTTGAGCCTAAAGCCGGAAGCCGTGACGATGGGGCAGATATACTGGACGGACTGTATCTATCTGACGACCGCATAAACCTGTCAATCGAAGCTTATGACAACGCCTCACAAGAGGCTGTTGATTGCGGTATTGGCGGGTGGGAACTCTACACCGAATACGAATCCAACCGCGCAGGGGATAAGAATCAGGTAATCCGACGCAGACCTATCTACGAGTTCAACAACGTAGCCTTCCCTGATTCTAATGCCAAGTTAATGGACAAGTCAGACGCAAAACGCTGGACGATACTGGAATCCTACTCGAAAGAGGGTTATGAAGAATTAGTCGAAGAACTGACCGGCGAGGATTACGACGCCAATCCGGTAAACTTTGCGACCCCTGAAACATCTTACGTCTTTCCGTGGGTGACTACCAACGAGTTGTATTATGTAGGCCGGTTTTATCACAAGACGCTAGTAAAAGATAAGATTCTCACCCTGAAAGACCCGCTTGGACAGCCTTTAAAACTCCGTCAATCCGACCTTAACTTAATCATGGACGAACTTATCGAGCAAGGTTACGAGATAGTTGACGAAAAGAGTATCAAGCGATGGGAAGTACGGCTTTATATTGTATCCGGTGAGCGCATCCTGAAGTCATACGTTGTTGCCGGAGAACATATCCCTGTAATCCCTATCTACGGCGAACGTGCGTTCATTGAGGGCGAGGAGCACTACGAGGGTGTATATCGGTTAGCCAAAGACCCGCAACGTCTTAGAAACTTCCTGATGTCGTATCTGGGTGATATGGTTTCCCGCAGCCCAAGACAGAAACCGATATTCGGAGCTGAACAAATTGCAACCTATGAGTTTATGTATGAACAGAATGGGCCAGACAATAATTACCCGTACCTGCTTCAAAAACTCAAAGACCCTCAAGGCAATGATTTACCGCGTGGTCCAGTAGGATACTTAGAGCCTCCGGCAATGCCGCAAGCCCTCGCCGCATTGGTTGAATTAACCAGACAGTCGGTTGAGGATGTCGCAAACCCAGGCTTACCCCAAGACATAGCCGACCCTGACTTATCAGGAAAGGCCGTAGAGTTGTTGCAGAACCGCCTTGATAACCAGTCAATGATTTACCAGCAGAACCTGAAACACGCCAAGCGATACGACGCGGAAGTCTACGCGTCTATGGCTGTCACTGTTTATGATGCGCCCCGTACCGTCACGATTACCCTGCCGGACGGAACCCGTAAGCAAGAGGAAATCATGAAAACGGTAGTCGATGAAGATACCGGTGAACTGGTGACTTTAAACGACCTGACCAACATGGAGTTCGAAGTTTACGCCAAGATTGGCCCCGCTTACTCAAGCCAGAAACAAAAGACCCGCGATGAACTAGGGGAAATGGCGGAACAAGTCGTCAATGCCGACCCTACCCTTTATAAAGCCTTGTTACTCAAACGCCTTGACCTGATGGACGGGGTGAACATGGACGATATACGGGAATATGCGAATAAACAGTTGATGCTGCTCGGATTCAAGAAGCCCGAAACCGAGGAAGAAATAGCCTTTATGCAGGAAGCCGCTAACCAGCCTGAACAGCCTGATGCTGAAATGGTGCTGGCAATGGCTGAACAGGAAAAAGCAAAAGCGCAGCAGATGCGTGAAATGCGCCTCGCTTCACTTGATATACAAAACGTCCAGACCGATAAGGGCAAGCTACAGATAGACGCCTTTAACGCTGAAACAAATCGCCAAAAAGTGAGGGTAGACGCTGCGAAAGCCGGAACTGAAATCCAGTTTACCAAGACCCGGACGCAGGGGCAGGTATTGGACAATATGAGGAAAGTAGTAGAACCGTTCAGGTCACGAGTAAATTAACCGCACCGGACGGACTCCGGGTTTATCGTTATGCAACGAGGAATATATGCAGACATTGGAAGAACTGAAGAAAGAAAACGCCGCTATACCGCCGGTTGTTGAGGCTGAACCAGAAGTTGAAATCAAGGAAGATGTAACAGAACCCGCGCCAGTAGTCGAGGAAGCCGCAAAAGAGCCGGAAATCGAAGAAAAAGCACCCGAAACGGACAACGATGCGTGGTTGAAGTCTGAACCAGACCCGGAACCCAAGTTCACGGACTCCGATGTAGCTGCTGTCAGACGGAAATATCAGGCTAAAGCCGCTGAAACTGCCGCAGAAAATGACCAGTTACGGGCAGAGGTGGAAGAATTAAAGAAAATAGTTAAGTCTGCGCCCCAAACTCAACCAGTTACACCGGCAAACAAGCCAAAACGGGTGGATTTTGAGGATGAAGATGAATACATCGAGGCATTGACTGACTATAAAATATCTGTTGCTAGAGGTAGCGATAAAGCGTCAGAAGATGCAAAGGCCGCAAAGACTCGGCAGCAAGAACAGGCCGAAAAAGTGGCTAAAGCAGTGGACGCGCACTACTTACGCGCTGTTAAACTGGCAGAAAAATCTGGCATAAAAGAGGAAGCTTATCAATCTGCTGATTTAAACGTGCGCCGGTCAATCAATGACGTATTCCCTGGCGGTGGTGACGTAATCACAGACGCCCTTATATCCTCTCTTGGCGAGGGTTCTGAAAAAGTCTTTTATAATATCGGAGTAAACCCTTCACGCAGGGCAAAACTGACGGAATTACTGCGCGAGGATAACTCAGGGATTAAGGCCGCTACTTTCTTGGGCGAACTGAAAGCGCAGTTAAACGCGCCAAGCAAACGAGAATCTGCCGCCCCTGCCCCTGCCGACCAGATAAGCGGGGACGTGACGAACGGGAACAACAAAGCCCGTGACCTGCGCGAAAAGTACCGCAAGGCGCACGAGAAAGGCGACTTACAGACTGCTTTCAATATTAAGAAAGACGCCAAAGCCGCAGGACACGATGTTAAATCATGGTAGTTGAATTAAAAAACGGGGAGACTTTATGAAACAAAAGCAAATAAATCAACAACATGAAAACATATTTAATGTCGGGGATGTAGTGCAATTAAAGTCGGGCGGACACCCAATGACGGTAAGTTCAGTGGACATGTATGATACAGATTGGATGGCTAGGCTTTTAAAATCAGCCCCTTTTTTAGTGATTACATGCGAGTGGTTCGACAAAAAAGAAAAGCGCCGCACTGAAAGATTTAGCCCCGAAACATTAAAAAAATTATTGTAAGTTGAATTACAAGTATAATTAGACTACAGTATTAATACCGCCACACTTTCGGGCAAATAGTGTAGCCGTACAATCCGGTAAATGATTGGTTATTAATCGAAGTCTCCGAGCATTTGAGGCAAGAGCCGCTAACGCGGAATAACTAATTGTTTATTGGAGATACATCATGGCTACTCTTACCTCCGGCAAAATTGCCGAAGTCATTTTTGAAAACGCGCTGGAGACATTCCAGACTCAGGACATGTTGCTTGACAAGGTATCGTTTGGCGTTCCTGATGCTTCAGACCTTCAGAATTCCTCAAACGTCATCTGGAAATCGGTACAGCAACACGCGCCAGTTATCAGTGGTTGGGATATGACGGGTCTGGAAACAGGCATTATTCAGGAAACCTATCCCTGCGTACTCGGAACACCGGAAAACGATATTGTCAGCCTTCGTGCTGATGATATGCGCGATATGCTTTTCTGGGAACAGCGCGGCAAGGTTTCAGGCCGTCGTCAGGCTTCCGACCTGAACAGCAATCTTATCTCAGCGATTGTCACTCAGGGTTCATTGCATGTCCGTTCTGATGCGACCAGCGGTTATCCGTTTATCGCAGCAGGTCAGGCAATCATGAACGAAAGGCAGTTGCCCAAGAATCAGCGTTATTTCTTCCTGAATGACCGCGATACCCTGACCTATGCTTCTGACTTGGCAGCACGTCAGACATTGCAGGGCAGGCCGGCAGACACATGGAATAACGGTCAGATTGGCGCAAACGTGGCAGAGTTTGACGTTTATACCTGCTCATTCATGCCGAACCTGACGGGCGGGGCTTCACCGAACACCACTGTCACGGGCAATCAGTCCTTTGCCCCGCAGGGTGGCTCAGTGAACACGACCACACTGGTTGTAACCAACGTTGATTACCGTACCGCTGATATTGCGGTAGCTGCGTCAACCAATTACAACGTAGGCGACAAGATACGCTTCCAGAACCCGAACAACGTGGATGTAAACGCTGTTGGCCTGGACGACAAAACCAACACCAACGAGCCGATGACCTTCACCATTGTTGGCAAGCCGAACGCAACCACTATCACTGTATTCCCCAAGCCGATAGCGATTAACGACCCTGCTTTGTCCACGCTGGAAAAGGCTTACGGCAACATTGACACCCGCATCCTCAACGGTGCTTTGGTGGTTCGCCTGAACACAGACGCATCTGTGAAAACAAATGCTTTCTGGGAAAAGGACGCCATTGAAGTCACGGGCGGAACGATACCGGCTAACCTGTTCAAGGAGTTTGCAGGCAAAAAGGTCATCAGTTCATCCATGAAGAACGGGCAGACGATGTATATGGTTTATGACGGCGAGATTCTCGGCATGACCTTTACATTCCGTCTGTTCACCTGGTACGGCATCACCATCCGCAATCCTTCAGCGGTTGGCGTAGCCACAAGGTACACAGCGACCTAGTAACACGGGAGGGTAGAAATACCCTCCCTTTTTCTTTTGGAGATAATATGGCGGTACAGCTATTCAAAGATGGACAGGTAGTTTACGTTGAACCGTCCAGCCTACAGAATCACCTGAATGTCGGCTGGTCACTGGACGACCCTAACGCGCCTGCTATTAAACACCCTGAAGTCATTTATCCTCAGAGTATCCGAGGCATCGAATCCATGCCGGATGACGTAGCGCAAAAGACAGTGCTTGAACATATGGGTATCACTGTCGTCCATCCGGTCAGTACGCCGCCTGAAGTCGAGACGCCCGCGCCCAAGCGACGCGGCAGACCTAAAAAGGCCGCTTAGTTGTCAACCAAAAGCCAAATCGTTAATAAAGCCTATGCTCAGTTGAGAATATCAGGCTTGACCGTTGTCGCGTCCCCAGAGGATACGACTATGGCTTTGGGTGAATTAGAGTCCATGATGTCTGAATTGTTCTACATGTGGAATCTGGACGTAAATTATAACTTCGAAGCAGTCCCGAACATTAACTCCCAGACTAACGTACCATTTCAGTTTGATAACATGATGGTTACAAATCTGGCAGTTCGTTTGATTTCGGCTTTCAACAAAGAAGCCCCTCAGACTCTTTTTAACCAAGCATCTCAATCCCTGTCTGCTGCTATAGGGTTTAGCGCTGCAATTAACCTGCGTCAAATCCAGCCGCCAAGACGCATGCCTCTAGGGAATGGGAACACTTTCCGTAACGTGTACTTCAATCGGTTTGCAGTCCCGACCCCGTTACCGCCGCCGGATTCATCGACTAACTACATTCAGCAAGGCGAAACGCTGGACTATTACGAGGACTTTTCTGCCTTTTTAGGTACGCTCACAATATCGTCATTCACGATTACCAGCGATACATTACTGACTATAGACTCTAGTGCCATATCCGGTAAACGTATTATCTACACGATAACCGCGCCCGCCGGAGTGAACTATCAAGGCCCGTGGCAGCTTGTCCAGATAACCATTACCGATAGTTCAGGCCGTGTCCTGATAAGGAATATCAATTTCGAGGTCATTACCCCGCCAGAGGTTCCATAATGGCGGAGATGCAAATCCCTTTAATCAAGGGCGACAAGGTAGACGACACTACCGACTATCGAGATGCTTTGCCTATTAATATGTCCGGTGTAGTAAAGCCTATCTTGGGCGCTCAGGGCTACATGCTGCAACAGCCTGGACTCACTGAATACGGCATTGCCGAAATAATAACAGAAGAAGAATACACGATATTCGGGCCATAACATGCCAGCAGCCATATTCAGAAGGGAATCAGCAATGACGGGCGCGACCCCAAGCACGGGATATGTCCTTGCTACGCGGGTCAAATTTTCTGGAGAACCAGCAGGGGATGCAACTTTTTTATACGCTGATGACGGCGCAGGTTACGATATTGAAGTTGGATTTTCTCCGTCAACAGGCTCAAATAAATTTCTTATTTTATTCCTTACCCAAAATATAGCGGCTGTAGACTATGAATGGATTGCCACAACTGAACCGACAGAGTTTATCCCTGATACTTGGTATAGCATTTTAATCAAAGTCTATACGGATTCAGGCGATACAGGATACCCGCTTGAAGTCTGGATAAATGGCGTTGAGATAACAATGGATGCTACCACATGGGATGGTACTGGTCAGTTAGTGGCGTGGGACGACATGACTGCATGGCAAGTAGGGAACTTTTACGGCGATGAGGTTGTTAGCTCTCGGTTTATCTGGTTTGAGCCTTCACTGACCGGCGACCCTTCATACAGTGACTTTTTTGAAGCAAATAACTGCGTTAGAGACTTGGGTGTTGACGGGTCAGTCCCGACAGGTAGCCAGCCTATGATTTACATGGCAGGTGGTTCGGTTGATTATCAGGACAATAAAGGCTACGGCGGCGCGTTTCCTATATCTTTTGGCACGATATACAGCGGGTCATATACATGCCCCTAAATTATTTCAGTCGCGGCGGATTGTGGAACGAAAGGCAGCAAAACCTTTTCCGGATACTGAACGGCTCTTTCTATTCGATAAGCCCTGACGGGATAAAGACAAGCCTCGGCGCGGTCACGGGTAACGGGCAGTGCAGCCTTCCCTATTCCTTTAACACGCAAGCGATTATCGGTGGTGGAAAATACTACTTATACGACCCTGTAAACGGATTCCGGCAAGTCACAGACCCCGACCTCGGCAATCCGATTGATGCTGTATGGGTGGACGGGTATTACTTCTTTACCGATGGGGAATATCTCTACCATACCGACATAGCCAACGAATCATCCATCGACCCGCTGAAGTTTGCAACGTCGGAGTTTTCGCCAGACCCGACAGTTGGGGTAGGACTCACCACTGACAATAAGGTTATGGCGTTTAACCGCTATACGATTGAGTATTTTATCAATCAGGCTAACGAGAACTTTGCATTTTCCCG